AGCATATTCATCAGGTATTATTGCCATTTTCGTATCCGTATTTGCAAATCCAATAAGAGTCAACTATATCTGAAATGGGATTTTTATCGCAGTTTATTTGAAATTCATCTATGAGTTTTCTATGCGTATCAGACACAAAAGAATCATACATCAATTCTTTATTTGCGTTTCCCTTATCGGATGCGTATTTTTTGATTACTGTAGGGGGTATCATTTTATACCCAAGTTTACAGTTGTATAAAGTGTTTTTTAAAATTGCCATATTTTCTGCAATTTGCAAAATTCTTTGTCCAATTGCGGCATATGCATAATCTTCAATAAAAACTACTTGATGCAAGTTTTGATCTGTAACATCATATTTCATAATACATTTTTTAACCCAAGACGATAGTCCTAAATATCTTTCCATCTCTGTATTATATTTAGGATATTTTTCTATTCGAATATTACGAAAAGATTTCCATCTTTCAAATTGTCTATCATTTTTTGCTAAACAATAATGTGTAATATTTTCATATTTCCACTCTCCACGACATTCTGTTATGGCTGGACTGGTTAATGAATAATCAATTCCCACATATAAATCAGGTGTCCCAGTTGCCATCATCTTCTTCTTGTAATTCTATTAATTCTCCGCAATAAGAGCAAAATCGTACTATTTCATCTTCGTCTTCATGAACAAGAATTTCATACGTTTTAAAACAATAAGTGCAATTAATATTTTCCGATATTTCCATATTAAGACTTTAAGCCTTCTCCTCGTCTTTTAATGATTCTTCTAATTGTTCAACGGTCAGAAAAACTTGACCCTCCAAAAAAATTTGAGGGACTTTTTTACTTCCTGTAATTGACAATATTTTACCAAACAATCTCTTATCCGCCTGAATGAACATATATTGTTTTTTATACTTATCTAATAAAGATTTTGCTTTTTCACACATTGCACATTCCCTGAAAGTAAAATGTCCAACAACATAATTTCCTTTGTTAAAATCTATTTCATATTTTAGCATTATAAATCCACCACTTCACACCCATCACCTGCGGCGCAAGCTAATTCTTGTGATCCTACAGTAAAATCTTTTTCCTCATATGCAGATAATAATGACCAATCAACATTTTTAGGCATTGCTTTTAATGCTTTTGTATATTCAGCTTTTGTACAATCTTGATAAGGTGCTTGCCTATATGCATGTTCAGAAAAAGGTAAAAAAGATATTCCACTAATATCATCAAAATTATTCCATACCCAATTTCCCATTTCTATCCACTCATTTTCTTTGACTGAAATGGTAATAGATGGTTTGTGTTCGCACCAATATTTTTGATATGTTGACCAAAGATCTAACTGTTCAATCGCATTTATATCGGCTCTACATCTTGCATTTTGTGGACTTTTCATAGGAAATGAAAATACAGATGTGTGTTTCGGTTTCATCACATCTGGTTCATTTGGAAAGTTTGCTTCCTTCATGAATTTACAAAGCGGATCTTTATTATCAGCCCGCACTGTTCTAATATAGTAGGGATTGTGACGAGCATGTATGCCACTAGCAGAATCAACAAGTTGACTAACCGTACCAGAAGGTTTGACACAAGTAATTGCGGCAGATTGCGGGATGTTAAGTTTTTTTGAGAATTCTTTATTAGTTTTAATTGCAACATTTTTTAACTTATCCAATAAATCTTTTAAATTGCCTTTTTTACCATTTGTCAAAGAATTATCCATTATTCCTGTAAGAGAGACCCCCAAAAGTCGTTCCTCTTCGCAATTATTTTTCCATTCTTTTGATAAATATTTGAAACTTGTAAGAGTTGATTGAAATGTTCCAATGATAGTTGCAAGTTTAATTTTATTTTCTAAAGATTCTAATGTATCATCTCCTCTGATTACGACTTCTGAAAGATTACAAAATTCCCTACTTCTAAGAATAATTTCACTACATGGATTAGTGCCAAAATCATTTCTAGGTTTTCGTCTAATATGTTCTTCGGTATTCATTTTTTCTACTTGCTGTCTAGCCGCCAAACTATTATAAATTCCCCGTTCTCCTGATTTGGAATCATAAAGGGATAACCATTCTCTCATAAAAGTACCAACATCTGGCTTTTCTTTATAGTTAACAGAGTTATTGGCGAGGGCTCGTTGAGGATTATTTTCCCACCAGAGACCCGATTTAGCATGTCTCATTGTTTCATCATTAAGATTAGATAAACTAATAAGAGCAGATCTACGAACACCTCCTACGACAACAATTTCTGCAATTTTACATACAATATCATGCGCTTCTATTGATTTTAATTTACGCCCGGAAGCATTTCGAAACGTATTTATAGTAAACATAAAAAGATCTTCTAATGGCTCAGGACCCGAGGCTCTTCCTCCAAAGGTTTTAAGAGCAGAACCCGCTGGTCTTATCTTAGATAAATCCCATTTTGGTATTTGCCCCTGCCAAACTAATGAAATCAATTCTTTATATGATTTTGCCCACCCCAATTTTGAATCTGCTATAACAATTGTAGTATCTGTTTCATAAAATTCATCTGATATAATAGGAAGTTGATTAACATATTCTTCTTCCACAGAAAATCCCACTCCTGTTCCATTCATTAACACATATAAAATTTCATCAAATGATCGTGGACTATCTATTTTTACATACGAACAATTATAACCTGCTATATTTTCTTTTTTGAGTGCTTCACCGGCCGTCATCAAGCACCTCATTGAAGGCATCACTTTAAGGGTTAAAATTGCCTCACGCAACTCTGCTTCTAGTTCATTACTAATAACAAAATCATGATTATCATCTAAATGTTCTTTAAAAAATGCCAAATATCTGTTAACCGTTTCTTCCCAGGTTTCACGTCTTTTGAGATTATAATTCCATCTTGCATATCTCGATAAATGAATAAATGATTGATATTCTGTTGGTAGAGACATTTTAAATTCCTTTCAATTTTTCTAAAAACTCTTTACGTTCTCGGGTTGATAAGTTAAACTCTGCGTTTGTCATTATATGCAGGTCTTCTACAAGTTTAGGGTCATTAAAGTCCAATGTACATTTTATATTGGCTTTAATGATCTTCATTTCTTCTGCTGAAAATGTTTCAGCCTTTAAGATATAATCTTCAAATGCTTCACAACTTATAGGAAATAATGGTTTTACTAAATCATACATTATATTTGCATAATCTCTAATTTCTTTTTGAGAATGAGAATCCATGCGTAATTTGGAAAATTTAAAAAAATTATTTAAATCTATCTTCCAAATACATTCCGTATAATTAGAAACTGGTAAAACAGTTCTTGCCAATTCTCTTGCAATACCATTAAAACCATCATAAAACCCGTCTAATAGTGTAGGGTCTACAATTTGTTTATAACACATCTGTGAGTGTTCATTCGCATCATACATTCGCCCAAGAACAAGTGTTTTGTTGTCTTCATCTAATTCTTTTCCTCGGCCTTGATTGTTTTGCTCTGATTGCTCATGAACATCTTTTTCTGCAGGTAAATAAAATTCGTCACTCATTATGGAATAACGGCCTGAATATTCATTTATGTTAGCGGTTCGGTGTCTAACAAATTGCCTCATTACAAAGATAGGTAGTTTTAAATGAAATTTCACTTCACACATTTCAAAAGGAGATGTGTGATTATGCCGCATTAAATATCGAATTAAATTTCTTGTTTGACTAGTTTTTCTCGTACCGGTTCCATAACTAATTCTTGCGGCATTTTCGACTTCTTCATCGGAGCCCATCACATTTAATAACTTCACAAATCCATGATTATGCACTTGTTTTTCATTTATCATAATTTAAATTCTAATAATTTTGTTTTTGCAATTAATCCTTGAAAGGTATTATTTTCCATAACACTCATAACATTTACATTGTTTAATATCATATCATTAATGTCTTTTTCCATTACATGATTGGGCCAAATAACTATCTTATGGTTATCTGAAATAATTTTATCCATTTTTTTAACAATTTCTTTATTTCTTTTTTCATTATCATAAACAAATACTACATCAATATCATTTAATAGTGTTTTGCATGTCGATAAATCAGCTCCGGCCATAGCAAGAGAATTTTCTACAAATAAAGAATCTATCGGACCTTCAACTATATAGGTGGTCTTATTTTCATTCCAGGTGTTCAATCCAAAAATTTTTGGTGCATTTTCTTTAACCTTAATTGTCACATATCTTAATTTAGAACTTTTTATTAATGATCTTCCTTGAGCGGCAATCAAATTATAATCTTTATCAAAAAAAGGTATGACCAATCTAGGATCATTTTTAATTAATTCATAATGTGTATCGAGGTTAAGACTTTCAACCCATTTTTTAAAATCCTTAGCAAAATAAAGATATTGGTATTTATTGGGTACAATGTTTCTAGATTTGACATACTGCTTACAAAAATGTTCATCGTTTAAGTCTTTTACGCATGGTATTTTTAGATCAATTTTTTTAAATTTTGGAATATCAAATTTGAATGTTGGCTCCTTATAATTACTAAATTTATTTTCACCAGACATATATCTTTCCATACAATATTCAGAATGCAATCTTACATCCAACTCTTTTAAAAAATTTGAAAAAGTTTTCCCTACTCCGCAATTATGGCATTTATAAAAAAGATTATTTTCTTTTCTATGAACATATCCCCTTGCTTTGGTTAGTTTTTTTTGAGAATCTCCGCAAATTGGACATCGGAAATTCCAGAGATATTCTTTTTTTTGTTTATATAAAGGAAGTCTACTAGATAAAAGGTTCAAATATTTTACATCAATATAAAGAGACATGTCAAATAATTAGATAGAGGATATATTAGAATATAATATAGATTTATTATAATTATATCAAATTTGACTATAAAAGTCAACTACCACGAGGCCAATAATAAAATTTTTTGAATAGATTCATCATCTACTTTTAAATCGTAAGCATACTTATAAACTGGAGACAAATCTTTGACTTTGTTTTTGTTTTTTATAGACACAACTAATTTCAAAACTTGTTGTTCATTTTCATTTAACAGCATACTCATCTCGCACAACAACACTAAAATTAGTTAAGTGATTTAATTTGACTATTCTTTCAGATATAAAATCAATCTGTTTTGTTATATGTTTTATATCAGTTTTCACTATAGCCACATCGGATTTTAATTCTATAATATTAACAAGACTCCATCCTACTATGGTTATGATAACAGTTATCATAGGAACCAATATGACTTTTTCAAACAAATTTAAGGGGTTGTATTGAAAAATCTCGTTCATTTTCATTCTTTATGTGTTTACAATAACACCGCTAGTGTCTCTAATTGTTATCAAACCATGTGCGCCATCAGAATTATAACATTTTGCGGTAAATGTTGAATCTCCATTAGAATGATAAGTTTGGATTAAATTTACACCCGACCCATTATTCGTTTTTACGGTCAATTCTCCCCTATCATCAGCGGAAGTGCCTTCATGATCGACAATTATTTCTCCCAATTTATGCATAGCAGTCGTTGTTATGATTGTGGTTATTTCCCAATAATCATTCAACGTATGACCAGTTGTTGCGGCAAATGTAATTGTTATGCCATTATCTAATTCTTGAGTGGACCCCATAACCGCAACACCAGTGGCTTCCCAAGTTGATCCCCCATCATTTGACCAAGTAAATGTATCAGTAGCGGCGGCCGCATCAATTTTTACTCGATAAGTTCTAACATCAGTTGAATTATAATTTCCTCCAAATGTAATATCATCTAATCCAGATACCGTAGCGGTGGTTGTACCAAATCCTTTAAAATAATCATTGGCAGAATCTTCGCCATCAGACCACCCCTGAAACGCAATATTAGTCAATCTAGCGGCGGCTCCATCGCCTTCTGTATGATTTTGTATTGTAAGTGTATCTCTTGCTATCATGGTTGCTATTCTTTCTATTGATCACTAAAAATTGACTTAAATTTTATATCAACATTTTGTTTTTTTACTTTATCTTTTTTAAATTCATTTAAAAGATGTTGCAAATTTCCTTGTTTTTCTTCTATACGCAATTGCTTTTTACTCTTGGGTTCTTCTCTTAACTTAAACATTCTAACGATAGAAGAAATGGTTTCAGTATCACTCTTATTTATATTTTTCTCTACCAACACATCTATTACATTTTTTGCAATACTGTAACTGATATCATATTTTTCTGCAAGAATTGTAGTTTCTTTTTGTTGTCTAAAAGCCGTGAAATCCAGCATGTTTACGTCCGTATTTAAGATAAATCATAGAACCGGTTAGTTCATCTTGTAACACAATGGGTTTGCTTGGATTAGCTCTTCCATATTGTCTAATGGCTTCTCCCGTATCATCATTGCCTACATATTGTTCATATTTAGCATATCGACGTTTACCGTATCTCGCTCTCATAAAAGTTTCTGGTTTAACTATAAAAACCTCTGAACCAGCAAATGTGCTTCCTTTTTTTATTTTCTTCTTCTTTATTCCTGGTTCTGATTGTCCTGGAATAGAGGGATTTTCAACACCGAGCCCTGCAATAGCGCCTCCACCAGCGGCCAATCCGTCTTCGTTCAATTCTTCTTCTCTGCGGCTAATTTCATCTATTAATAGACCAATTTCTTTTTTATTATATTGACATTCTTGTAAAAATGATGTATATTTTTTTTCTAAAAATGTCTGATCATAATATAATTTTGCGTTTTTATTTTCTTCTTTCAGTAAAAACAGCGCCGCTACAAAAGTAGCAAATTTTGTTGATCCCCCAGGAACTTTCGCTAAAATTTTTTTTAAATTAAAAACCAATGTATCTGTTAATGTGTATGATTCTTTTTCTTCTTTAGTCTTTAATTTACTTCTTTTTTTAAGAATTTTTCCGTTTTTATCAATAATCCCCAATTCAAAAGCTTTCGTGCTACTAAAAGGAGTCGCAAGTCTTTTAATAAACGTATAAACAAAAAATATATTACCTGCGGCTGAAGCTAATCCCATTTGGTGTTATCTCTCGTAATCTGTTTGCTATTTCTAAATTTACTCTTATATCACTACTAATAATCTTTTCGCCATTTATGCTTGATATTTGTTCTGGCATGAATTCTAAATATATCAAAAAAGTTTTTAAATAAGTCCAATATTTTTGAGATATTTTCAAAAATAATATTCTAGATAAAACCTCAACTGGAAAAACATTTCCTAATGTTATTATGTGATTTAAAATTAATCTTTCCTTTAAATCACCACCTAAATGATATCGATTCAACAATCTTTTCAGGTATTTTATAATTTTTAAATCATTATGAAAATCTTGTTCACTTAAACATTGAGGATTTTCATAATATTTCATTGCATATAATATATAATTATCTTTATTCAAATCATCAAACACTGGTTTTTCTTTCAATCAGCTTTTTATGGCTGTTTCATTGTTTATTTCTTCTTTTCCGGTTAAAAAATAAGTACACGTTTGAATTGCGCCATCAATCATAGTAAGATGAGTTTTTAAATTCAGTAATTCTGTTTCAAATTGATTTATTTTTTGTATCGTCAAACCTCTATCATTATTTAATTTTTCAAATTCTTTTTCTATTTTTTCAATCATGATATTATCAATTCTTTTTTTATTCTCGTCATAAGTTGCAACATATTCTTTTTCTAAAACCGTTTGATTTTTAGTGGGTTTTTTTTTCATAATATTATTAATATTCCTCTATAAAAACATTTCCTGTAAACTCTTCTAATTTTCGAATCATACGTTCCATATTTACACGAATAACTTTTCCTGTCTTAACGTTTCTAGAATAAAATTCCCATTCATTGTTTTCATTGTGAGGACCAAGTTTTGTTTCATTTCCCCCCTCATCCATTGTATATATGTGTGATTCTGCGACATCATCTCTTGCATACAAATATGCTTGATTTACTCCTTGAGTAGTTGGTGCAGTACCATTTTTTATTGCTAGAATACCAGCACCTGATCCAACAGAGCCAGTAGTTATAGTTGCTCCAGCAAGGGCTAAAGAAGATTGAGCATGCACTTCTCCACCAAACCACGCCGCTTGTACAACGCCCAAACCACCAGCAGTTTTTATTGCCCCCGAAGTAGTCGATGTTGAATTAGTTGTTGATGAAACATTGATTTGATTAATTTTATCACTAAAAATAAATCCATCAGTTAAATTATGAGTTATTTTTGCTTCTTCATCAGTTTCTAAATCAAGTCTACCGCCTTCAGTACCACTTCCAGAGGCCGTTCCATCTTCTTGTAACAGAAATCCAGTCGTGTTTGTGGTGTCCATAATTTTAAATTGACTACCAAATACAAGAGAACTGCCGTTTGATACAAAAACACTACCGTCTGTTCGAATTTTTTCACTACTTTCAATTTGAGTGTTTGAAACTAATTGATCCGAAAGTGCTTTTAATTTAATTTTATTACCCGCAGTACCAGAATATATTGTAAAGTTTTTTCCTAGACCGTCTGACCCAACCGTTATAATTCCTGTCATATCAACATTAGATTTGACATTCATCAATGTTCCATCTATTGTTGCGCCTGATCCTGTTATACTTAAATTAGAGCTACTAATATTTGTGTTTGTACCAGATAATGTAACATTAGATGTAATATTAGTATTTGTACCAGCAAATACTGAATTAGATATAACATTAAATATCGCTGAATCCACTTCTACATTTGATGTTGCGGTAAATGTAATAAGATCATCAGAAGCGATCTCTATTTCTCCGTCAATTGGAGAATTTATTGTTAACGCCGCATCTCTAAAAATTAATTCTTTTGTTCCTGATATGCTTACATTATCTGAAAATATACCAAAAGCACCACTTACATTTCCCGTTGCTGTCATTGAACTCGCAACAACAACGTTCCCTGTTATTGTAAGTTCATCTACATAAGCATTGGCAAAACGATTTGTAGTGTTTCCTAGATCATAAACCGAATCTATATTGGGAAGAATATCAGATCCAATATCAGCATTGAATGTTACTGTATCTGCATTGGAATCCCCTAATGCAATTGTACCACCATCTGCTGTGATATTTCCATTAGCATGTATATTTCCATGAACATTTAAGTTTCCACCGATAACCGCACTTTTAGCGATTCCCAGTCCTCCAGATAATGTCAAAGCACCAGTGCTGTTGCTTGTGGTGTCTATTGTTGAGGTGAGTGATACATTTGCGGTTATATTCACATTAGACGTAATAGTAGTTAATGATCCTGCCAATGTCGCATTAGCCGAAGAATATAAATTCTCACTTATGATATGAGTATTTGTGGCCAACAGAGTAATATTTGATGAAATAACAGTATTTGTTCCTGCAAACGTACTATTACTTGTTATATAAACATTTGCACCAGTAATTGAAACATTATCACTGGTAAAAGTACTATTTGATGAAATAACAGTATTTGTTCCTGCAAACGTACTATTACTTGTTATATAAACATTTGCACCAGTAATTGAAACATTATCACTGGTAAAAGTACTATTTGATGAAACAACCGTGTTTGTTCCTGCAAGTATAGTATTTGACGTTATATAAACATTTGCACCAGTAATTGAAACATTATCACTGGTAAAAGTACTATTTGATGAAACAACCGTGTTTGTTCCTGCAAGTATAGTATTTGACGTTATATAAACATTTGCGCCTGTGAATGTTATATTTGCCGATGCATTTGTATTTGCTGTAATCAATAAATTTTCATCAGTAGATCCATTAATCACACTTACATATGCGTTTTTCCAACCTACGGTTGTGTTTCCTAAATCATATAAAGCATTTGTGGTACCAATTAAATTAGAAGATAATGAAGTAATTGTTGCAATATTTAAAACAGTGAGTGCATTTACTGTTAACTTATTATCAATCTTCATGCTTTCTTGTACACCAACACCGCCCTTAAAAATAACAGCGGCATTGGTAGAACTAGACAATATTTTAGTATTGGCGAATACTGTTTCGGGTTCAACGTTTGAAAAAAATTGCGTTAATGATATTTTTTTATTCGAAGGGATGCCTGCTGGATCATCAACGAGTAGTAGTAAATCTTCTCTAGCCGCGGTTGATACTGCAGGAAGACCCGAAATGCGTTTATCTGCCATTTTACTTCAATTCCTTATCAGGTCATGCTTGTGTTACTTGTTGCTAACAGCCAATATTCGGTTCCGTTAACTTTAATTCTTAATCTTGCATCAGATGGTGAATCGCTCATAGCAGTTCCAAACATTACGAGATTTGCGGAAGTTGCACTCGTATTTGAAACAGCCGCGGAAGCAACATATCCATCTGTGTTGCCTGATCCACCAAGTGAAGCACCAAGTTCAGCAAAATAATGAACAGCTTGTGCCCCTGGATGATTATCAGCGGTCCATCCCCCCTGGTCTCTTAAACTAAGAAAAGCATCGGGTTTTGTGGCTCTTGCAGACGATCCTTTATTTGTGTCGTTTATGTCGACCATTAAACCATACGCTCTTGCAGAACCACCAGTATATGCTGTATTTACATTTGCTGAATCAACTGCATTAGTCATATTCAATGTAATTTTTGCACCAGAGGCGGATGTAGTGACTATTGTATTAGAACCAGAAATGTTTGCATCTACTTTTGCACCAAATATATTGACTACTGAATTAGCATCACCTGTTCTATGGTCATGGGTTGTTTGTGAATTCAATGCCGTAATATCACCAGACGTTGAACCGGTAGCAGTTGAAATAGTTGTAGATATAAACGATCTACCAGTAATGTCTCCTGAATTAGTCGAATGATTCAAGTTCCCAAAAAGATTGAAAACACTAACCTTTTTGTTTACGGGACTACCTGAAGGATCGTCTACTACATGGACAACATCATCAGATGCAATCGCGGTGGACAGATCTGCTAAATCCGTCATTTTTTTGTCAGCCATTGTTTTAACTCCTTAAAATGGATGAAGTTGCTGGGACTCAGCCAAGACGTTATTATGAATCTTTTGCTTCTTCAATTAATTGTTGTATAACTATTTTAGCACCGTGCAATCCGCTTAATTCGAATTTTACGGTTTCTTCGTTATTATTTAGTTCTCGTTTTTTGTTTGCATATTCAGTTAATAGATTTTCCTGTTCATCATACATTTCATTAATATCTATCATTTTTTTTTCAAGAATAGTAACGAGAGATTCCTGTATTGAAGGAATCTCTCTATCCTCGCCATTATCTATCACAAGTTCAGGAACTTTTCTATTGTTCTTTTCATTTTTACCCATAATCACCTTTTATTATCAAAAATTACGTATTACTCTATGCTAATACAGTATGTGTAACTGCGGTCACTCCTGACATCACTAATGATGCATCAGCAGGAGTTCCTCCTTGATCTTTAAGAGTTCCGCCAGCAAGTACAACATTTGCACCACCGATTGTCATAACATCACCTGTGGCAAGTGTCTGACTTGCAACCTGGAAGGTAAGTCTGTTTGTACCCGTACCAGAAGTATATGCACATGTATGATCTGCAGAAACATCATTAGCAATAACAACAGTTGGATTTCCTGTAACTGTTATAGCCTCATCCCATGTGATTGTAACCGAGACTCTTTGCGAACTTGAACCTGCTGTATGATCAGTAGTGGCCGTTGTTCCTGGTGAAAATCTAAATGATGTAATAGTTGCTGTTTTAAGACCAGTAGTCGCAGAAGCACCCGCTAATCCACGAATTGCTACTAGCACTTCTGGATCTGCGCTTGTATTGCCATTTCCTGTAGCCGCTCCATCTATTACCCATCCAGCATTAGTTGCATAACATTCTGCTTTGTTGTAATCTGAATCTTCATCTGCAGGCAAAAACTTGGGTTTATTATTATCTGCCGCGGCAGTAGTTCCCCATAAAGCCATTTTTTTCTCCTAATTAAAATTGTTTATTCTCTTTATTTAGTTAGTTAACAACAAAACCTTTTTTTTGCCGTTGTTCATTTGATTGAATAAATCTTGAATATAAATCTATATTTTCAAAAGTTTTAGGTGGATCTGTAGTATAAATGCCTTGTCCCGTTTTATCTTTTCCAATAGCCGGAATGCCTTCGTCACCTATAATACTATTTCCTTTTTCTGTTAATTCTTTAACACCAAATCCTAACATCATTTCAATAAATTCTTCCATAGCCATATCTTGATCATCATAAGCAGATTGAACATCGGCTAAAGTAATTGTCGCCAATGCTCCTTCTTTATTTTCTAATCTCAATTTATCAGGAGTTTCTTCAATTTTATAAAACGAATAGTCTTCTATATTTTTAATAGAAGTTCCCATTACATAATGAATTAGCTGTTCAAAAATTTTATAGGGATCTCTATCATTAACAGTGATGTTTCCTTCTTTAACATCTTGACCAGGAGTAGTTTTTCTATAGGTGTTGGCTAACTTGTCAGTACCCCATTCTCCAGCTCTTTCATCGACTTTTGGTTCTATTGGTTTTTTTCTATCTAACAAAACTTTTTCAAGTTTTAATCTTGATTTAGTGATCATATTATCATTTTCTTGCGATATAATAGATTCATACATGCCTTGATTATCCCCGAATTCCTCATATTGGCGTCTGCTAAAGCCCATTTTTTTAGCTAAAGCTTCCCAATCAGATATTTTATGTTCTTTATTAGGGCCCGTGATTTCTTTTGCAATAGATTTTGCTTGATTCATCAAATAAAGTTTATTTACTATTGGATTGTTAGAAATTCTTGACTTAAATTCTTCATTAACTGCTTCTTCGACTTCGTTATTTTTTAAAAAGCCATCTCTTTTTCTTGATAACATTCGCATGTGATCACGATCTTTCCCGGAAAGATATTTTAAGTGTTTAGTTCGACTATGAAATTTATCAATTTCTTTATCGATTGATTTTAAATTTTCTATCATGTTATCCTCGTTTTTAAAATATTTTTTAGAAAAAGCCTTTGCGAATTTAACTGATTGGAGTTTCCGTTTATTTCTTACCTTGCCGGAGTTATTTCCATAATTTGCACTTGCTCCACCAGAACCTCCGGGTTCTCTCCCTTGAACTTCGGCTTTACTTGCGGCTCTACTAAGTAATCCTGTAGTTATTTCATTTACTTCATCGTTTTCTCCATGTCGTGCATAAAAAAGCCCGGATTGATTTTTTATCGAATCTTTACTTTGTGAATGATCTTGATTAATAAATTCTTCAGGAAAAGATTTAGCCATCATATCTAAAACAATTTTTCGTGGTTCTATTTCATTATCAATGTCCTGAACGGAAGGAATTTTTCCTGAGGCGGCTATTTGTGCAAGTTTTTTAAAATATAAGCTATCAATACTATTTCTATGTTTTTTTGCATAAGCGGATAATTCTTGAGAAAGATCACGCAATTTTGTTTTCACGGCCGCTTCACTAAGTTCAACTTCTTCAATATACATATTCAATTCATATGAACCCTTAGGCATTCCGAAGACTTGAAATTGTAACCTTTTCTTTTGTGGTTTACCGTTTTTCTCCAACCCGATATTAAACCTTTTGGTCTTTCCTTCAC